CTTTGTGGTCATAGCTGAGTTAGCTGCTAGACCCAAAGAGGTTCCTAGCTGCTGTGCAATGTAGCTTGAAATGTTGAATCCTGCATCGCTTACCAATTCTGAAGCCACCTGTACAAGAGCTGCATATTTAGTAGCTCCTAGTGTGATGGATGAGAATGTTGGGTTCGACTCAGAGATGGTTCCTGCTGCTGCTACCGAACCAGAGGTTGAAGTAGCTGTAACAGTTGGGATTACTAGGTTCTCGCCAGAGGTGGTGTTGAAGATTTCAGAAACAGTTAGCATTGGGCCAACTAGCTGTGCAATCTCAAATACCTGGTCGTAGAAGCTCTGACCAACAGTGTTAGCTGATGGAACTAGAGTTCTGTTTTCACGAGCGAACTCGTAACCACGAGTTTCACCCATAGCGATTGAGCGAAGGATGTCAGCGTCAGAGTTATCTGCAACTGGCATTGATGGTGCGAATGAAGCCGCAGCCTCAGATGCGCGAGCTTCGCGGTCTGCTAGCTTGCGAGCGGTTTCGATAGCTGTGTCGGCTGAGTCAATGTCAGCTTCGATACGAGCAATCTTTTGGTTTTCTTCAGCGGATAGTCCACGCTTTTCAGCCTCAGCAAAGTCAAGAACTTCTCTTGCCTGTGCAATAAGGTTGTTGCGAGCATCCATCTGTGACTTGATAAAGTCAGACATTTGTATCTCCTAAATAGATTGATTTGGGGGTTTCTGCGGTGCTGACACTCAACAGACAGCGGTGCTTACACTCAACTGTTAGCTTCAAGTTTATAGGCAAAAGAAAACCCCAGCTCAGAAAGGGGGCTGAGCTGGGGTTAAAGAAACTCTATCGGGTTTCTTTGCTGTCCACAACCCGTGCTTCTTTGGCTGGGTTGTATGAGTTTGTGTTGTCTAGCTCCCAAACTGCGTTGGCTAGGTCATCAGCCATGTCAGCTATCGCGCCAACCGAAGGGTTGCCCGCAGCTTTTAGGATAGCCTTTTTGATTTCATCTTTGCTTGCCATGTTAAATCCTTTTCATTAGTAGGTCGAATTGTTTTTGCTTTAGGTCCAGCAGGTCAAGGCCGTTTTCAATTACTTCTCCTACCTCTGGCTGTGCCTTTAGCTTGTTTACTACATCCGTGATTAGCTCTGCACTCTTGTCGTCAAGTTCTTCACCAGACTCTAGCCTTAGCAAAGCGTCTGCTAGCTCGTCAGCATTGATGCTTGGGGCTGACCGAACTGTTGCTGTTGTTGCGGCATAGGCGGGGAAGGACACGATACTTGCCTCGAACAATCTGACTGACTCTAGTGTGCGAGTCTGTCCATCTCTTGACCAAGAATCTTTGATTACATTGAAGCCAAAGCTCATTGAGTCAATTACCTTAGTGCGAAGAAGCTCGGCAATGTCGCGGCCTCTTGTTGTGTTTGGAAGCTTTGCTGTAACTTTTAGTCCAACCGAGTCTTCTACCAACTGCATCGTTCCGCCTCTTAGGGAAGCCAGAGGCTCACCTGAGTCATGGTTCCAAAGAAGTTTGACCTCGTTACGAGATTGTAAAGAACGCTTGAAAGCACCTGGAGCAACATATTCGACAAAACCACCTAAGTCTTCTGATGGACTGTTGAACACAGAAGCGTAACCAGTAAAGGTCATGCCGTCACCCTCAGCTCTAACTTCAAAGTCAACGCTGTTGGTTCTTACCTCTGGCTCTTTTGACTGAGCCTGTGGTCCGTCAATCTTTAGGGCAATAGCTCTCGCTACATCTAGCCACTTGTTCTTATTGTCCATGCTGTTAGTTTCCTCTTGTCTAATTCTAGCAACAACCGAATCAGCATAGTCTTTAGTTCTTTGCGCTGCTCGCTTGCTTGGTCCAGAACCCCAAAGTAGATGAGCGACAACGCCTGCTGATGGATAGTTGTCAGATTGAGGATTAGCGTCAGGTGAGTCAAGGTCAACTAGGTGTCTAGCAATCCAAGCAGCTAACCGAATCCACTTATCGTCAGATACGCGACCTTCGGCCATGTCCCTAGCTTCTCTAATGGTCTTTGGCGTAACACCATCTCCAGCTAGACCTTCTTCATAGTATTCAAGTCCACGCCTAGCTGCTGCTCTCATGTAGGCAGGGGCTTCTTGATTTATAGCTCGTTCTTCATTGTTTGATTCCCAAGAGTTGCAATAGAAGCCACCATCTACAAAGTCATCCCAACGCTCACACCAAGCCTTGTCCCCCTCTGCGTTTACGCGTGACTCGTCAAAGAAAAAGCAGTTGCCACAAGCCCTACCCTCTGGAACATCCTCAGCTAAAGCTGGTCGGTAGTTGTCTGGAAGATTTGAACCTTCTTCTGCTTCAGGTTCATCAATTTCTTCAACTTCATAGGCAATCATCTTTGGTGTTGGTATCTTTTCCAACTGAAAAACATTGATAACCATTAGCTTCTCGCTAGGTGTAAAGATTCCGTCTTCATGTTTAAACAACCGAACAACAGCAAATTGTCCTTCGACCATTACAATCTGTGCTGCAACTTTAGGGTCAAGTGGGGACCAAGAAACAAAGTCATCAATAGCTAGTGAGCCAACTGCTGCTCTTTCGCCTACAAACTCAGTTCCCTCATCAATGCTGATAGCGACAGCCTGGTCAATGGCTGATTCCTTAGAGTCATGGCAACCGATTGACTCGCCGTTCTCTTTCTCAACAGCCCAGTTAGGGCAGTCAGGATTTGTCTGTGTGATGTAATAAGGCATTATTTGACCACCAGTATTCTTAGGTTGCAATTACTATCAGCGATTGCGTAAAGCTCATCCATCGGTAGTAACTGAATAACGCTTGTCTGTGTTGCAACAGCATGCATGCCATTGGTCAAGGTTACATCTGGCCCACCAATAAATATTTCCCTGTTTTGGTTATGTTCGTGATTGTGAATACAAACATGCTGGACACCAGTGCTGGGTGGAACTACGAGTGTTCTTACATTAGCCACAAGGTCGTAGCCATAAGTCTTGACAGTCATTAGACCTCGTAAACAGCTTCTGGGTCTTCTGGGGCAATCTGAGCAACACCTTGTAGCTGTACCGAAGGCAAGCCAGTGTGTGCAATCTCTGGAAGGTCAAGAGCAGCTAGAACTTCGGCAGGTGAGAATCCTGATTGAACGAGCTGGGCAACCATGTAAACCTTCTTCTCGTTAGTAATGGTTTCCGTGTCAGCCAAATCAATGTTGGCTAGTGGCACTCGATACTGGTCGCCTTGGTCAACTGGTGGCAAGTCTTCTAGTCTGCGGATGTCGTTTGTCGAGTAGAAACCTGCTTGCGCTCCAACTGAGTAGGACCGAATCCTAGCTTCTAGGTCAGCGCGTAGTAAGTCGTTGAACTGGAACTTGATAAAGGCATCTCCTGGTAGTAAGCGTGAGAAAGCAGCCTCTACCTTTTCAGCTATTGGGCGAAGTGTCATAGAAATAAACTGAAGGTTGTTTTGTTCAACCGAAGCGTAGCTTGCTGTTCCAGGAACGCCTAGAAGGTGAAGTGGCACATTGAAAGCTCTTGCGATTTCTTCTACTGCAAACTTGCGTGACTCTAGTGCTTGTGAAGATTCTGGGTCAGTCTGAGTAGAAACAAACTTAGCTCCACCAGATAGAACACCAGTCTTGTGTGCGCGTCTTGAGCCGTTGCGATGTCTTGCATCAAAGCCATCAGCAAGCTGTTTAGCTTGTTCTGAGGTTAGGTTGCCAGGAAACTCGATAACTCCAGCAGCAGAAGCGCCAGTACCAAAGAATCTTGCTGCGTAATCGCTTAGTGCGATGTTTAGACCGAGTGACTGCTTTAGAGTTTCTACTCTGCTTAGTCCCTTTAGGTCGCCTGGCAGAATAAGGTCAACAATGTGAATAACATCGTCACTTGTTAGGACTTTGTTTTCACCTTCGTATCTGTAAACCTTACGACCAACCTTGGAACGCTCTACTTCTACCTTTTCTGGGTTTAGGTTTACAAGGTTTACAACTTGACCTTGTGCATCGCGGAATACGCGAGTGTAAGAATTGCCATGAACGAGCAAGCTTGAAAAGACCTGCTGAAAGAACGCTGCTCTCGTGCTTAGGTCAATGTCAGGCTGGTCTAACCACATTGGTCTGGGGTTCAAGGGTCGGCGAATTGGACCGACTCTTAGATAAGCCCCACATGGCAAAGTTGAAATGGTGTCAGAGATAAGACTTACTGCTGAAAAGAAAGCAACAATCTCAAAAGACTTTTTAGTTGTTACATTTACGCCAGCTTCGCTTTGTAGTCCCCAAGGCTCACCTGCACCCCAAACAGTCTGAAAGCTAACAGCTCGTTGCTCGAAAAGATTACCTAGCATTACTTACTTCTTTCAATGGCTATACCGAATACTAGAAGTCCCGCTCCTAGAAGAACTAAGCCTGCTGGTGGATAGACCAAGGCTGCACCAACCGAAATAATCAAGATTCCAGATGCCTGAAGAATTGTCGCTGTCATTACCAACCTAATTGAAAAATTGCGGTGTTAGTTCGTCTTCTAGTTTACTGCTATTTATACACCTGTCTAAAGCAATTACGGCAGCAATCGCCGCGTCAATCTTTCTTGGGCTGCTAGCAGACTCTTTTGTGATTCTTCTTCCCTGTCTGTCCGATTTGACCACAGTGTTGTCTAAGTGCCTTGTAAGCACAGGATTGCCGTCATGCGTGATGGTTTGCTCGGTTACAGCGTCATAGAAGATTTGACAAGCAGGAACAATACGAGCGGCTGAGTAAGTTGGAAAGGCTACAACTGGAAAACCCATGTCTTCCAGCATTACCATCGTCTTTTGCCAGCGTGGTGGGTCAAACACAAGTTCTCGCACATTTCTGTACTTGGTGCAGAACTGAATAATCACATCTTCGACTTCTAGGGTCGGAACACGCCAGCTAGCGTCATCTTCTGAGGTTTTTTCCCAAACAGCGACTGTAAAGATGTGTGGCTTGTCGTTTTCATCTCTTGGCAACCGAACACCGATAACAGCAGTCGAGTCATTGCTCCACGAGCCGTCAAAACCAATGATAAATTCGTCTTCTTCGTTGTAATCGGCTTCTGTGGCTAGTTTTTCCCATGCACCAGACGGCAACCAGCTATCTTTCGATGAAACCCACTGATTTACCCTTTTACGCCTAAATTCTGACTCTGGAGTCCTTAAAACGGCAGATTCAAAGTCTGACCGAGCGCAAATGTCGTCAAAGCCAGGATTTGACAGTTGCCAAGTCGCTGGGTCGTCATAAGGCATGTCTTGAGGTGCTTCCCACCAAGCCATAAAGAAGCTTGGGTCATTTATTTCGCCTCTTGCAACCTTCTGACCGTACTGATACATCGCATAAGCGATTGAGTCCCCGCCTGTGCTGTCTGATTTCACGCCAGCGGTTGTAATCGCAATCATTGTGGCAAGGTTGCCTCGCGCACCTTGAGCAAGTTGCATAACATCCCAGAGCGCCCTGTTGGGCTGGGCGTGAGCCTCATCAAAAATCGTCATAGTTGGCGATAGGCCCTCTTTGGAAAAAGCCTCGGCTGATAGCACTCGATAAACCGAACCCGTGCTTGGAACTTCAATCGCATCTCTGTAAATCTTGCAGATTTCTGATAATTCGCTTGCTTCAATCAGTTTCTTAGTATCACCGAACACTAACCGAGCTTGGTCCTTGTCTGCGGCACAAGAATAGACCTCAGCGCCTCTAATTCCTGAGCCAACAAGCCCATAAGCGGCAACAACCGACATAAGTGAACTTTTGCCATTTTTCCTTGGAACTCCGACATAAGAAACTCGATTTTTTAGCCCTTTGTCATCGTGAGCGAATAAATGGCGTAAAAGCTCTGTTTGCCAAGGTCTAAGTTCCATAGGCGTACCTGCTTTGCCCGCAACCGAGTCTTTTGTAATAATTCCGAAGGCTTCAGCAAAATCAATGACATCTTCGCCCTCGCCGTTCTCTAATTCGGCCTCGCTAATCGGTGTTAGCCAAAGAGGTGGCCAGTTACTGACGCTTTTCAAGCTCACGCTTTGTCCTTCTGGCGAATAGTTCTTCTAGTTTTGATTCTCGCTTGACTTCTGCCAAACCGAGTCTTGACCGAGCCTCTGGCGAGAAGCCGAGTTTATTGATGTTCCCTGAGATGATGCTCTCTAAGTCATTGAGTTGTTTGTAAAGATGCCAGTCGTAGTCGTTCTGCAAGCGGTCCATAATCTCGCGCCGCCTGTCGTATTGCTCGCAGGTCATCTGGAGCAAGTGAACATCTATCGCGCCAATCCAAGGCAAGCCGTATTTGAAGACATCATCCCAGAGCTGTGAGCCATCTTGACCGAGTTCTCGGACTGGCTGGCGCTGTCCAGGCGCGATTGCGGCCAATTCGCCTTCTTTCGGCAAAGTTTGGTGGCCAGGGTTTCCGAGTAAGCGTTTTTGCTCAATCGGCTTGGCGGGGTTTGGCATAGGTCTTCCCTTCCTTTGTTTTCAAGGCTATCAGAAAAATTCTGAACCTAGAAAAAGTACGCAAGTG